CAGCGGCTACATGAACAGCGGCTACGGGAACAGCGGCGACGGGAACAGCGGCAACGGGAACAGCGGCTACGGGAACAGCGGCGACGGGAACAGCGGCGACGGGAACAGCGGCTACATGAACAGCGGCTACGGGAACAGCGGCAACTGGAACAGCGGCATATTCAACACGGATGAACCCAAAATGAGGTCATTTAATAAAGATTCCGATATGACCTATACCGAGTTCCGCGAAAAGTTTGGTTATAAGGATATTGATTTTCCTTTGAACGTCTGGTGCGATAAATCAGAAATGACCGACGAAGAAAAGAAATCGGTTTCGGGTTGGGAGCAGATAGGCGGCTATCTTAAAACTTTGAGCTATAAGGAAGCATGGGCAGAGGGATGGAAGAAAGCCACACAAGAGCAGAAGGACTGGTACAAATCATTTCCTAACTTTTCATCAGAAATCTTTTTCGAGATCACCGGCATTAAAATTGACGAACCGACGCTCAAAGGGAAAGAAGTTGAGGTGAAATTGGATGGCGTAACTTATAAAGCAATCATAATATAAACATGGGTAAAAAGGGCATGCGGTCATGAGAAAAGTGTACATACCGAGCAGTATTGTATGGCTCATTGTTGTTTGTGTCCATCGTTTCAGCCCTCCACGGTCGCCCGCAAAGAAAACAAATAAGAAATGAGAAAATCATATAAAGGTCTTCATAAAGTAGGGACAACTGACATCCAGCGAGCCATAGCAAATTTAGATCGTGATGTTTCCCACATGGTCTTAGCGAGGGATAGAGAGTGTATCACCTGTGGCTCGACGACCGAGCAATGTGACTGCGGACATTTCAGAATCCGGCAGAATATGGCTACTAGGTTTCACCCCCTAAACTGCAATCGTCAAGGGACTAAGGAAAATAGGTTCGAGGGGGGCAAGACATTTGAGTACGGGCTGGCGCTGGATAAAAAATATGGTAAAGGGTGCGCCATATTCCTTGAAAAGCTATCCCGAACGATAGAAAACTGGACGGAGGGTGAGCTAGCTACGTTACGAGAAGCGGCGAAAATTGGAGAGAGAGTTTATGAGGATATTTATTATGGGTTAAGGCCGACACATCAATTCAAAAAATTAATAAAAAAATGACAGATAAAGATTTAATCAGTAAAGCAATGTCCCTCTTGGTAAAGCGCCGGTACGACAACGAAACGCCGGAAACAAGGATAAAGAACGCCAAAAGAGCTAACTTGGCGCGGCAGAAGAAGATGAAAATAGGGAAATATAAGCCTAAGGACTTATCCACAGGATAGGACTTGCACACGGTAGGCGTTAGGAGTAGGATAGAGATAGTGGTTGATTTATTTCTTGGAAGTGGGTAATGAGGCGGTGTATAAAGCACTGGTTAATCACCACCCGCGAGAGATAATCTCATAAAAATCTCGCCCAAGAAACAAGTCAATCACTAAAAGGCCGAAAAAAAACTAAAAAACCAAAATGAAAGAAATAATCTTAGATACAGGAGTTATCCTTTTGATCGTAGGTATTCTAACTATCACGGCGGCGATATTCTCATGATAAGAATATTAGATGAAAATAATCCCGAAGATAAGGATTATATCAGAGAGCAATTAGAAGGAGATGACGGTTGCTTAGGTGATGACGTGGTGGACGACGAGGAGATAGAGATGAACAAATAAACAGGTTCGCATTTCTCTCTCGGTTTTGCCGCGAAGCTGGCCGAGAGAGAAATATAAAAAACATGAAAGAAACAATAATTAAAACTCAAAAAGAATTAGATAAACTTTCTCTTAAAACTGAGGGTTATATCTATATTGAAGGGGGAACCGAAAATGATCCATTAGTATTAAAAACTAATTTTGAATTTGCTTGTGTGATTATAAGAGGTTCGGCGTTCGTGCAGTCCGTGTCCGGCAATGCTACCGTGCAGTACGTGTACGATAATGCTACCGTGCAGTCCGTGTACGGCAATGCTACCGTGCAGTACGTGTCCGGCAATGCTACCGTGCAGTACGTGTCCGATAATGCTACCGTGCGGTCCGTGTCCGATAATGCTACCATGCAGTACGTGTCCGATAATGCTACCGTGCAGTCCGTGTACGGCAATGCTACCGTGCAGTCCGTGTACGGCAATGCTACCGTGCAGTCCGTGTACGGCAATGCTACCGTGCAGTCCGTGTCCGGCAATGCTACCGTGCAGTACGTGTCCGATAATGCTACCGTGCGGTCCGTGTCCGATAATGCTACCGTGCAGTCCGTGTACGGCAATGCTACCGTGCAGTCCGTGTCCGATAATGCTACTCTTAATCTATTCGGTGAAGCGGTTATATCAAATGCTCGTGGAGCAAAAAAGATAGTTTTGAGCGGATATAATACGATAGTGGTACATAAATCAGATCAAAAGAAATTAGGGTTAGTGATGAATAAGAAATCTCACTTAGTTATTATTCCTGATAATAATTTATTAACAAAACCGACTTTTAAAGAGTTCGCTATAAGATATGCTATAAAAACAAAAGGATTAAATGCGATTCTTTATAAATCTGTTCATAAGGTTGATGGAAAATATCTGTCAGATAAAGATAGGTCATTTGAGTATAAAATCGGAGAGATAACAGAGCATGAAATAGATAATCAGATAAAATATTCTTGTGCAGTAGGACTTCATGTTTCTACTTTATTTTGGGCGGTAAGATTTGGGTCTGATTGGGAAGATAGAGTCATATTAGAGTGCGAGGTTCCTATAAAGAACATCATCGTCGCAAAAGATACCGATGGAAAGGTTAGGACATCAAAATTAAAGGTCTTGCGCGAGCTGGATAAAAAAGAATACTAATATGATTACTTTCCAATATGAGTTTATCGAGAAGCAAGAGGAGGTAAGAAAGCATATCCAAGAATGCGAAGGGAGGCATACCCAGCAAGCGATCTATTCCACTTTCCACGATGCCTTGACGCAAATATGTTTTGGTTGCCATAAAATAAGAAGTACGATTTTTTTCGTGGAAAAACAAAAAGAAAAACATGATACAAGATAATAATTATCGTAAAAATCATCCTGGGACTTCAGGAATAATGGACTTCTTGGTTCCGAGCGAAAGAAGTCCACTGGAAAAGATACTATGTCCTTCATGTGGTCTAATGATGAAAAGAAAAGACTTTTTGCCGAGCGAGGAGATATGTAATGAATATTTAGATGTTCGTTTGATAGAAAATGAAGCAAGGTCGGAAGGTCATGAATATCAATTAGCAAACTAACATGAAGAAAAAAATAAAGAAGATAAAGAAAAAGGAAAATATCGTTACGATCTGTCGTAGTTTCTCTTATAAGTTAAATCTTGAAAATATAATCGGTGCGGCTGGTAGATATGAGAGTAGAGATTTTTTCGCAAGTCAGAGTTCGCAATGCAAGGAGAAGGACGCAGAGACAACGAGTGAGGCGCTATATCAGTTTTGCAAGAAAGATGTCATCAAGGCAGTTAATGCCTATATCAGTGAAGTTCGCGCGGAAAAGATGAAAAAGGAAACTGTAAAACAAAGAGCTATCGAAGTTAAACAAGAAAGTAAAGAACGCGCTATCGAAAGCGCAGCAGAAAATCAAGAATAAAATCGAGGTAGTCCTTGAAATGGGAACAACGGCGAGATAAAATAACTACAAAATTATGGCATATCAAAAACCTAAAATAGAAAGCAAGATCATTAGCTTAAATGTTGATTGGGTTTCAGAGATAAAAGAAAATAAGAAAGGAAAGCCTTTTATTTCTGTAAAGTCAGGAAAGGATATGTTCTGGTATGTCGGAGATGAACGAATATTTCATTACTTTAAGAAGGGTGAAACGGTGCAATGTCTTGTGCAGGATGGAGAGTTTAAGTCAGTGATTGATGTTGTTGATGATTCATTTGTCGCCGCGCGGGAAAAAAATGGAAGAGAAGAAAAAAGAGAAAATATATCAAGTCCTGAATTTTTTGTTACAAAGCATGACTGGGATTTATTGAATAGCAAATTAGATAAGATAGGTAAAATAGTAGTTGAGAATGGTTCCATGCTAACCGAACTAACCTTAGGTCTTGCGCTAGATCAAAATGGGAAGAAGGATGAGGAAGAAGTGCCAGACTTGGATAAAACAGCTTTTCCTCCAAAACAAAAAACATACTAAAATGGATAAGGTAAATAGCGATGACATTCTGGGTTATATGAAAGGTTTGGTAGAGTCAAAACAATCAGTCCCACGCGAGGACTGGCTAACGGCAGCATTTAATTTAGAGATATTGCGATTAGACGAGGCAAAGCTTTTAAATCAAATGAGGCAGGATATAGCGATAAAGCGAAGAGATATATTATATAGTCAAGATGGAAAAAAGAATGTTACCGCTTGTAATGTTGATATCGAAGCGTTAGATGAATTTAGATTCATGAAAAATCAGGAAGAAAAATTGTATACCGTGGACGAGTTGGTAAGAATCGCAAAGAAGAATAGCGACACGAACTTCTAAAATTTGCGGGGGAAAATAAAAAACTTAAAGGGTCGATAAATCTAATAAAAGCAAAAAAGCTGCATTGTGACTGTTGCGACGACTAAAATGAAAATCCTATCCCTCAAAGAACTATTAGTAAAGGAATGTCCCTATGACTGGTTTAATGGGGGATGGGTGGAACGCTTCGCCATGGAGCATGGCTACAAGGCTTCAAATGGCTCTCGCCGGGCAAGAGAATTAGAAAATTCCGGAGCGTGGGAGCGAAAAGAAGAAAAAGGTTCAGTATGGTACAGACGCGCGGAAAAAGAAAAGAAAGCAGTCATAAACGGTATTGAGGTAAAGGTGTTTAAGGAGAAGATTCCAGAAGAAAAGGGACTATGGTAGTTGCGCGGAAAAGAAAAAAAGAGTATAATTAGTCTAGTGAGGATTGCTATCGCCCACCTGCATCTTTTGGGAAAAGGAATCAAATAATTTAAATCATCCATTTTTCCCATAATAAGGAAGCGATACTCAATAGAGTTATAAAAGCATATTATCTCCATTTAAATATGAAATACGAAAATAAATGATAAATCCAATAAACGGTCATGTTTTAATAGAACCATTAAAGCATCAAACATATCTTCCGACCGAAAAAGGAACATATGAAGAAGTAGGTATTGTTTTAAAAAGACCATGGTATAAGTTCTGGTATCCAAACGAGGGTGATAAAGTGTACTACGATTCATGGTTAGCCACCAAACATCCTACCGGAGAAGATGATAGTTATTTTTGGCTCGTTCCATTCAAAGATATTCATGCGGTCGAAAAGAAAGAAAAAGATGGAGAGAAATAAAAATGGCATTTGAAACGAGGTATCAGAATAGTGTTTGCCGAGAACGCCGCGGTATTCTCCATAAATGGATTACGATTAAATATACAGACAAGGGTGAATTGGTTCGATGCGAGAGGTGTGGAACGAAGATGCACTTAGCAAATGATATGCCACGCCACATACAAGCCAGTTTTCTTATACGTTCCCTGCTCAAATCAGATGATCCGCTATTCAAAAAGGAATATCCCACAATAACCACATGAAAGACATAGAACTTGGTGCGATGACTTGGGCGCAGGATAATCCTTTTCGAGTGGTTCATGTCATCATAAGTCCGACGCAAGAGAGATTTTTTCTCAAAGGAGATATTTTCAAGAGTCCTGAATCATGGAAAGGAGGAGATATATGTACGACTAATATAATGTTTTTTAAGGACGATATAAGAGTAAACAAAAAAGAAGGTATGGATAAACTGAGAAAAGTGGTCCGTGAGGGCAGACTCCAAGACCTAAAAGATGTTTACAAAATGGCGACGGAAACCGATGGAAGCAAAGTAAACTGGAAACCAATAATTTATAAAAACAAATGAAAGATAACTTATTCACAGGTGATGAGGCGCGCGCAGGTTTAATGAACGGAATAAGAAAAGCAACAGAAGCGGTAGCTGGAACTCTCGGAACGTCGGGAAAAAATAGTCTTCTTCAAGCATTTGCGTCGCCTTTTTTCTACCCCACAAATGACGGAATATCTATATTAGGCGCGATAAGATTCGCAGACCCGTTAGAAGAAATGGGAAGAAATATATTGGGCGAGGCAGTTTCCCGCGCAAATCGTGCTAACGGCGATGGTTCTTCAACAACGTGCGTTCTAACTTCTGCTATTTTAGAAGAAGGCATGAAACATCTTGATGAGGCCTCTCCTATGGACATTCAGAAATCTCTTAATGAGTGTATTCCGGTCATCGAGGAATCACTGAAATCACAAAGAAAAGAAGTGGTTGACAAAGATGGTGTTATTGACTTTAAGTTGCTAGAACAAGTGGCTACAATTTCAAGCGAAGACCCTGCTATCGGTAAGATGATCGCAGAGATTTATTCTAAAATCGGCAAGGATGGAATCATAAATTGGGAATCATCAAAGGATAATAAGGATTCCTACACTATTGGAACGGGAATCAAGATAGACGGGGCTACCTATGCTTCCCGGTATATGTGCGACGCAGACGGAAATAACTTCACCTATCAAGCTACCATTGAAAATCCATTGGTTCTTCTCGCTTACTCAAAGATAACCGCACAATCGGAGATGGAAAAGTTGATAGGAGAACTCGTGGAAAAAGGAGTCAAAGACTTAGTTATCTTCTGTAACGAGATGGACGCACCAATTCTCAATAGTTTTATTATGGCTCGTGCGCCGCAAACGTTGGGTATCAGGTTCTTGGTGATAAAATTACCAACAGTCCTCAATGATTTATGGTGGGAAGATTTAGAGAAGGCATCGGGTGGCAGAATCATAAGTCCGGCCTCTGGCATCAGAATGAAAGATGTAGGTATGCAGTTCCTGGGTAAGTTCGGAAAGATCACGGTGAATCGAGATGACACTTTCATTGACGGGATAGCGGACCTATCGAATCATTTGATGGCATTGAAAGTGGACGGTTCGGAGGAGTCATTAGCGCGCGTCGCGCGGTTGAACACAAAGACTGCTCGTTATTACGTGGGAGCTAACTCGGAATCAACCTTAAGGCAGAAACGCGATAAGGTGGAGGATGCTATCAATTCAGCGTGGAGTGCGATGCAAAATGGGATTCTTCCGGGTGGTGGAATTGCGTTATTGAATGCCGCGAAAGAATTAGATGGAAAATTTATAGGAGATCAAATTCTCATGCAGGCGTTGTGTTCTCCGTGGAGGCAAATAGTCGAAAATAGTGGATACGAAACATCGAAAGTTCTCAAGATAGGTGGGGAGATGGGTTTCAATTCTAGGTCGGGTAAGGTGGAAAATATGTTCAATTCCGGAATCGTCGATAGTTTTGACGTTGTAATGGGCGCGGTAAAAAATGCAATCGGTGTTGCTTCTGGTATTTTGACCTGTGGAAGCGTCGTTCTCCTGCCTCGTAATGAAAACTCGGTCGATGAAGCGATCAAAGCAATAGTACAGAACCCTCAATAAAATGAAAGATTTAGCGAAGGAATGGAAAGAATTTAAGAAATTTCGTATAAAAAAGCGAGAAGAAAATCTTAAATCGGCAGAATATCTTTTGGCACAAGAAGAACTGAGAAAGGCATTTGCATCACAACCTAAGTCGGTAGATATATCTCCTTATTCGTTTATAGTATGGGAAATGGCTGAAATGATATGGAAAATTGCATTAATGTCGAGAGATATGGCGGAAAGTAGAGGGATACCACCCGAAAATGTCGAAGGATTACTTGATTGGCTTTCAAACGATAAAAAATGATTTTCTTCCTAAAACGCTGTGAGAATTGCCACAAATTACGCTTCAAATGGACAGTAAAGAAGCAGAAGATTTACGTTCAGCAGATAAAAGAAGTAGTAACGGGACGGCTGGCGACATGTGGGGGTTGCAGGAAAAAGGTCGAGGCGGCACTAAGGGAACGGAATATATAATGTTTGATCAAAAACCCGAAGAAGCGATAAAAGAAGCAGAGGAAATGGCAGGTAAGAATTATGTGGATATGAAAGATGAAGAGTTTAACCCAATACATAATCCCGAAGCGATCAGTATAATCAAGCAGAAAGATGGTAATTTCAAGTTATGGGGTCAGCGATTCGGAAAGGTTATCGAGTTAAGAGCGGGAAAGCCTGAAGATGCACTGGTGGCGTTCTTGACGCACGAGTAATTGTTTGACAAGTCAATGGAATTGCCATATAATTGTGTTACATAACGTTAAAATAACATGGCATTTCAAAAAGGCAATACAATGGGGAAGGGTAGACCTAAGGGTTCTTTGAATGTTGAAACGATGACGAAACTAGAACGTCGCGCTCATTTTGAGAAACGCGCCCAAGAAAAGTTTGATAAATGGATTGATGAATGTAGGGCTGAATATGGCTTAGATCAGTTTCTCGGAAAATCGCCTGATATTATCGAGGGAGTTATCAAGACGGAGCCGAGTGAGAGGATTAAAGAATTAGCGAAAAAACTCAAAGAACTCAATGCGTAATAGAACAGATATTAAAAACGGCATGACACTATGCGTTCCATGCCACAAAAAGACTGATAACTATGCCGGTAGAGTTAAATGAGTACACCGATAAGGAGTTGGTTGAGGCGACGGAATTATATCCTGCGCTATGGGTGATTCAAAACGAGATTAAAAATGAAGTAGGTTTTCCTATTGAGTTTAAGAAGAGAAAGTTTCTCGTAGACATTTACAACGATTTAAGCCCACTCCAAGTAATCTTAAAAAGTCCGCAGGTAGGCATGACGGTTTGTAACGCCATTAAAAGTTTCTATGTAGCGAAGAAGTTACATCGCCAAATCATATATACTTTGCCTACGATCAGCGATATTCAAGACATGGTAGGCGGTTCGTTTAATCGCATCATCGCTCAGAATCCTATTTTGAGTGCATGGGTGCGCGATCACGATACCATTGAACAAAAATCGGTTGGAGATTCAATCATTTTCTATCGCGGCACTTTTACAGCAAAGCAAGCCATGATGATTCCATCGGGCTTGAACATACACGATGAGGTCGATATTTCTAACGCGGAAGTAATAACAGCTTATGAGAACAGGCTACAGGCGCAGGAAGATGGTGGTTGGCGCTGGTATTTCAGTCATCCTTCCTTGGCTGGACATGGTGTCGACGTGTACTGGCAGAAGTCGGATAAAAAAGAATGGTTTATAAAATGTAAAAATTGCTATGAAGAACAAATCCTTAGTTGGCCGGAAAGTATCAATATGGGACGCGAATCGTATTGTTGTAAAAAGTGCGGAACAGATATTGAAGACGATATTCGCATTAATGGATGCTGGCGTAAAACCGCTATCGGAGATTTCAGTGGTTATCACATATCCCAACTCATGCTCTACAACAAGAGCGCGAAAGACATCATCAAAGCGTTCAACGACCCGCAAAAAGACAAGCAATACTTCTACAACTACGTCCTAGGGCTTCCGTATATCGGGAGTGAGGATAGAATTGAACCTAAGACCGTATTACAGAACTGTGTCGATGAAGTGAACGATTACTACGCCAAGGATGACCGAGTCATCATCGGTTGCGATACAGGGCATGGAATACATTACGTTCTAAGAAACAAGCAGGGAGTATTCTTATATGGTCACGAAACTGAAATAACGGCGACAAAAGACCCTTACGACAAGATAGCTTCATTCCTTAATACGTTCGAGAAGTCGATCGCCGTGTTTGACCAAGGAGGCGATTTGATCGGTGTTCGTAAGCTGCAAGCCAAGTATCCCGGACGAGTGTTCCTCTGTTTCTATCGTAAAGATCGCAAGAGCAACGAGTATGTTGAATGGGGCGTGGATGACGAGTTCGGCACCGTGAGGGTGGACAGAAACCGTCAGATGACCATTATGGTCGAGCAGATGAGGGATATTGGACGTTATCGGCTTAATGGTTCAAAGGAGGAATGGGCGGAGTTTGCTTCACACTTTGGGTATCTGTATCGGGAAGAAATTACGACCGACGCGAAACCCGGAAAAGATGATAGGAGTCTGTTAGGGACAGAGTACATTTGGAAACGTTCGGGGCCTGACCACTTCGCTCATGCTTTGCTCTATAGTGACATCGGTATGCAACACTTCAATCATTCACAAGCTAAAATCTTCGGCACGAGAAACGCCATGTCCGGTATCCCGAAAGCGGAGGTGGTAGAAGCCAATGGCATGGTGAGGGCAAGAGGAGTTCCAAGCGCAGATATGGCGCAAGTAGTCTTGTTAAATTGGGATAGTGCAAAATGAATCGAGAACAATGGCGTGTTTATAATCGAGAGAAACAGAGAATATATCGCGAGATAAAGCGAGGTTGCCCAGCGCGGCCATATGTTAAAATAGAAGAGATCATGAAAGCCGCAGGACATTGTGGGTTCTGTGGAATGTTGTTGACCTCAGAATATCATCAAAAACATCCCTTGATAGGTTGCCAGAAGTTCATGGGTAGGGGTCTAGGATCGTCGGACTCTCCAAAAGTCTGATAGCAAGGTTCGATTCCTTGTCTACCCGCTATACACGAATATATATATCGTGACATTATGATTTAAAATTATCGTAATGCCACAATCTTTGCCACAATCTTTTCAACAGCAACCTCAGTTGCCCAGTGGAATTGTTAATCAATCTGGTACGTCTAATCAGCAATTTAAACAAGCATTTAATCCACGACGGAACTCACTAAATAATGCACTAGCAGGGACGATTCCTAGCCAATTTGGGAATGTTTGGGGTCAAACACCTCAGCAGGTTCAGAATGAATCGCAAAGATTCAATCAGAAGTTAGGTCAATTGGGAGGCAAATTAGCTCCAGGTGTTACGCCTCATTTGAATCCGAATGAAGGATATCCTATGCAAGCTCAACCTACTACACTCGCAGGTCATTTGGCGGGCGTAGCTACAGTGAATCCTTTGATGCAACAACAGATTCAGCAACAAACCTTAGGGAGATTGGCTCAACCTAATAGTTTCAAACACGGCGGAAAAGTTAATAAAACGGGATATGCCCTTGTCCATAAAGGCGAAAAGGTTTTAACGAAAAAACAACAGCAGTCGTTAAAATCTAAAGCGTTGCTAAAAAAATTAACATCGCGTGATTAACTATGCCTGATTTTGATAGTTTTGTCCAAAATCTGGTTGGTGTCGATGACCTTATTTCCAGCGACACGAACAAGATTCGCGTAAAAGGTGATTTCGCTCCAGAAGGCAAGGTAAGCGAGGAAATTGACGTACTCGAATTACCAATGTCGGATGAGAAACTCTTGAAACTCCGCAACGAGTGGGAGGGTGCTTATGCTCCATATGAATCTGCGGTGGCTATACCAACAAGACAGAGAAACCTAAGAAGTTATCTCGGACGAAACGGAATGGGTGAAGTTCCTGGCGAGGAAGAAATCGTCGCGGCTAATTTACAGTTCGAGTCAGAAGAGACCTTCTTACCTGCGGCTACGTCACAAGACCCCAGCCCTTTCGTATACGGTGCTAATGACCAACAGATCAACGCTCTCGCCCAGAAAGTTCAGACGATGCTCCAGTTTCACGCTCAACAGCTTCTTCTCCGCAGGAAGATAGCAGTTATGGTGCGCCAGTGGTCAATCAATCATCTTGGAGTTCTAAAGCCCGGCTGGAATGAAGACATCAAAGATGTAGCTATCGAGAATAGAAAGATACAGGACTTCATATTTGACCCGAATGGATATGTTGATGTTTATGGTGATTTCAGTTCATGGCTCGGAGAGAGGATTTATGTAACCGCAGAGAAGCTCTGCGATCTATTCCCGAAGAAGACGGCGGACATTATCTTAGAAGTCGACGGTAAGATGGGAACGAAAGTTTGTTACACCGAATGGTGGAACGATGACTATTGTTTCTCAACGTTCAAGCGTATTGTTTTGGACAAGCATAAGAACGAGTATTTCAATTACGAGAAGCAGGAAGACCAACAGCCCGACCCTTTGACGGGTCAAGTAAAGCCGGTCAAGCGGAATCATTTTGCTATTCCTAAGAAGCCTTATATCTTCTTGTCGGTCTTTAGTTTACAGGAGAGACCTCATGATATCACGGGTTTGATAGAACAGAGCATCCCAGATCAAAGGAGACTTAGTAATCGAGCAGACCAGATAAATAACAACGTCAGCCAAGGAAACAACGGCTTGTTGTTTAGCGAGGACAATTTTAATCAGGAAACAGCTAAACAGGGATATGACGCTTTGACCAAGAAAGGTCATGGCGGTGTTTTGGTTCCAAAGTCAGAAAATGGCAATGGCGCGGAAGGTTCAATCATACGATTGGACGCACCAAATTTTCCACAGGCGGCGTTCGATGAGGTTGAACTCTTGGAGAATCACATTAAGAGTCGGTGGGGTACGCAGGGAATTTCAAGTCAGCCAGCAAGGCCGGACGAAACGGCACGAGGTATGACATTGAATCAGCAGAGAGACACTTCTCGGATAGGTGGTGGAATCGGAGACGTAATCGAGCAGTCGGTCGCTAAGTCTTGTTTCGATTGGCTCGTTCAGCTTTATTGCGTGTTCTACGATGAAAGACATTTCGGCGCGGTAATGGGTTCGGGAGAGGCTACGCAGTACGTTGAATTAGAAGCGCAAGAAATAGATCAGCAGTTGGTCGTGGGTGTAACTGCCAATTCAATGCAACCGAAAGACCAGATTTCGGAAGGCAATCAAGCGATGAGTTTGTACTCAGCTGGTGCTATTGGCCCGAAGACATTGCTTGAAACCTTGAACTTTGCTAACCCAGATGATGCTTCAGAAGACGGAGTTTTCTGGACATATAGTCAGAAATCGGACGGCGGTATGAGTTACATAACATTGAACTTCCCCCAACTCGCCCAGAAACTTCAACAGATGCAAGCCCAACAGCAACAGGCGGCGCAACAGCAACAGGCTCAACAAGTACAGCAGGAGGCACAATCAGGTCAGCAACAGATTCAACAAAAACAAGCACAGGGTCAGGCACAATTACAGCAGGGTGAGGCAAGTCATCGGCAGAAAATGAGGCAAGAACAGGAAAGCCACGCCCAGAAGCTAGCGTTATCCAAAGAGGTGGCTAGTGCGGCGATGCAAGCTAAGACCGCAGGAACACAACCAAAATGAGAAATTTAGAGGAGAAAATACAGCGTGATATGGAGTCAACGGCGATAGACATGGAGGTAGCCAGTATCAAGGTATACGAGAGGTTGATAGAAACATCGGAAAGTCCTCACGATCGAAGAATCTATGAGGAGATACTACAGGATGAGAAGGATCATGAGCGAAAGGTAAAAGCGATAAGGGGTCGATAATACACGAAAAAGTAAAAACAAACTAATTATTATAAAATATCAGTATGACACATGATGAAAAGATTTCTCAGATGGCGCGATATATGGATAAGCACGGTTCGCGCACTGAATATGATATGAGAAAGGGCAAATCAGAACATAAGCCTGCGACTATGTCATTTGAGGATTTTCGCAAGAGCGAAAAAAAACCTTCCCCCGCCCGCTCAAATGCGTTGAAGAAGAAGAAATTAGTAGGTGAGTATAAAGATGCCAAAGACCACCGTTTGGGGAAAATAGGTTCTGATATAAAATCTTTCCGCCGCCATTTTGAAAAATCGGGAGAAAGAATTGAAAACGCCCACAAAAGTAAAGAAGTAAAGTTTTACTAACTAACAATGACCACTCTTTCTAAAATCCTTTCAGGTATCGTTGGACTCGCGAAGGATACCCTACATCTTAATAAGAATAGAAAGTGTAACGAGTGCAATGAATCCTATTAAGAAATAACCCATGTCCGACCTAAATAACTAATATGCCAAAGTTCCTCGAAAAAAAACTTGATAAGGAATATCCGAATGAACCGGATGCGAAGTATAAAATAATGAACTCCCTCGGCGTGATGCGGGGCAATAAGGAGACCGCAAAGGGTCGACGCGAGGAGAAGAAGCACGATGCGAAGACAAAAGCATTGGAGAAGGGAAGGGAGATAACCCCTCATAGGGCAACTGATAAAGAAGTAGAAGGATTGCCGAAATGTAAGATATGTGGGAAGCGAGCAACGAGAATGGATTTTCATATGCAAGAACACAAATAGGTCGATAAAATACAAATACCAACATGGCAAAAGACCAATTAAAAAACGCCAACAATTATCTTCACGGAGTCAAAAACAGGGCATTGGAGAAAAAAGCGAAAGAATCTACTCGCTGGCTTAATAAACATGTTTCTGCCCAGAAGAAATCGCATGGGAAATTATGGAAACTGATTAGGGAAGCCCCTGAAATTTCAGAGAGCGAAGAACCTAATAACGGTCGATAAAATACAAATACCAATATGGCAAAAGAAAAAGAAGCGAAGTCCAAGGCACTTGAATCCCGCCTCATCGATAACATCGGCTATTGCCCTGAGTGCCACAAGAAGCACGCGAAAGGCAAGCACGACAAAGAAGAGAAGACCGAGAGGAAGCACGGTAAGAAGGAAGAGGAAGAAGAGAAGGAAGATGAGGACGAAGAAGAGAAGGAAGATGAGGACGAAGAAGAATAGGAATCTCAAGTTAGAGAATTATTGTTCAATGTTTGCAATATCGGTCTGGGTAATTTGAAAGATGATATTCAGATTCTCCAGTCCGCTATTGCATACTTGCAGAAGTATTCAGAGCGTCTGGTTACCCCTGTAAAGGAAAACCCAGAATAAATAAAAATCCCGCCTTGCGAAAGGCCGCAGTTAATAACTTGAAAAAGCAAAAATATGCCAGATGAATTAAACAGTTTTTTGAAAGATTTGGGTGTGCCGGATGAATCCATATTGGACAAACCTCTTGACGGAACTGACGAGGAACCTGAAAAGGAAACCCCAGTGCGTAAGGTGGAGCTTGACGACGATGGTTACGCCAGAAATCGTCAGGGTCGCCGGAAGAGGGAAGCAGATCAGCGTATGCGTGATGAGGTTTTACAGCTCAATGAGCGCGTGAAGGTTCTCTCGGAAGTAGGGAAGTTTAGGGAAGAAGTTGGCGACGACGAACTAAGAAAAGTTGAAGCCATCTTCGGTACTGATACCCCCGAAAAATTAGCGGCGACGAACATACTCAAGGAAGCACTTTCCGGTTTGACCGAAAGAGCCAAAAAGGAAACATTGCGAGAGTTGGACTCCCGCCAAGAAGAGGAATTAGGCGCGCAGGAGGAAGCAGACGATGAGGTTGATGAGTTTCTTGACATAGCAGAGGAAGAAGGACTTGATACAGAAGATGACAATACCCGCAAAGGACTGATAACGCTCATGGAGCGTATGTCCTCCAAATATAATGACGGGAACATCAAAGAGTTCGCAGACTCCGAAGCGGTGATAGAAACTTATAAGGAACTCCAGAAGCGTCAGGGTTCAAGCAAGGCCAGAGAACTGGCGAGCAGGAGCATGACGCACAGTGGAGAATCTCAATCATCGAAATTGCCTCAAAACGCAATTGAGCGATATATGGAAGAGAACGGACTTACGGGCAGTTGGTAAATAAATTAAATTAAACAAACAATATGGCTGGAGGTACAGCCCCAAACGTAACCATTCAATCAGTGACGAACCAGTATCTGGCTCCGAAGTGGTATGATTTGGTTTTACGCGATAACTATTTCTTTGGGAAGTTGATGGAAAAGACGAAGAAATGGGATGGCTCACAAATGCTTTTTCCGATTAAGTGGCAAAAAGGAATCTCGACCGTGGCTTTCAATGGCTACGACTTGCTCCCTATCAGTCAGCAACCAGTGACGGTGAATATGACCTTTTATCCGAGTTTTACTGCTACCAATGTTTCATTGGCTGGCACTGACTTGTCTATCAATGACACGGATATGCAGACCATTAAACTGATGTCAGTTATGATGGAGAGCAGGGCGCAGGATGGTTCCGATGACCTTGGAAACTTTTTGCAGGGTGATGGTACGAGCTTTGGTGGCAAGGCTCCGAACGGTTTGGCGAACACGATTGATAACGGTACGGTATCATCGACGTACGGTGGTCTTACTCGCGCTTCTTACCCCGGTTTGAACGCGTATGAGACGGTAGCTACGAACAATGCTATTTCCTTGTTACAGCTTCGGACGACATGGAACAACATTTCAGATGGTGGTGTTATCCCGGATTTCGTTCTTGGAGATTACACGACTTGGGCTTATATCGAACAGCTCCAGACTCCGTTCCAGAAAAACAATCAGGACTTTTCACCGCATGATCGGACTGTCTCGCAGGTTTCGGGTTATTCCGAGCTTCGCTGGGACGGTATGATCATCTCGCGTGATAAGAAAGTCACGGCTGGTTCACTCTACATGATGAACTTGAAGTTCTTGGAGTGGTACGGTTTGAAGTGGTGGAAAGGTGAGAAGGTAACTGCAAGAGCGAAAGATATCGAAGGTAACGTTTATGCCGAGAAGCTCTACGCACCTGCGGTCTTCACGTGGACGGGTATGGTCGAGGCTTACAATCAGGGCACTGTTAACGGTTTCATGATTGTCGGCGGTCAGCTCATCTGTACCGCTCCGTTACGTCAGGGTCTTATTACCGGAATCCAGTCGGCCGCGTAATCAATGTTGGTAATAAACTAATATAACCAACATGATAAACATCGAAAAGTATCTCGCAGGTCCGCTTGAGGACGGTTTCGCTACGGGTCTGAACTTCATTCAGAACCACAACACGCCACTTAACGCTATCAACGCGACGGCTACCGCTACGGCGGCACAGATCGCTTCGGGGTATATCACCTCGACCTCTGCGTCTGCTACGACCATTACGCTTCCCACGGGAACGCTCTTGGGCAAGTATCTCGGTGCGGCGCAGGGGACTTCGCTTGAGTTCTCTATCGACAACACGGCTGGCTCGAATACCGTGACGGTTGCGGTTGCGACGAACGGTATCTTGTCGGCGGCGGCGGCGGCGGGTTCGGGCAGTGGTGTCGGATTACTCACGGTTCCTTCGGGCGCGACGGGTATCGGTCAGTTCGAGATAATCTTCAGTAGCCCCACGGCGTATGTCTTCAGTCGAGTCGCTTAAAGGGTCGAAAATAAACTAAAATAAAACAAAATGTCTAATATTACACAGAGGGGTTTTGGTGCTCCTCTTGGGCTTCAGGCGAATGGTGTGTTTCAGACTTCGACGGATGTGGCTTTGGCTACGCTCGTTGGTACACGCTGGGACACTTCTGATGGTCGTGAATTGATCTTGGTTTCCACTCCGGCTGGGACAGCAACGGCGGCTGGTTATCTTTATCAGGACGCGGCTATCATAGCGGGTCATCAGGGTCTTACCGTTACGGCGTTCAATCCGTATGGTACGACGAATGGTATAGCGAATCTTAGTAGTTCTCCTGCGACGGTAACGGTTACCTTGGGTGGTACGGCCGCGACAGTCAATCAGTATCAGGGTGGCTTCCTTACCGTAGCTTCGGGTGCAGGTATCGGTCAGACGCTTCGTATTCAGGGGAATACGGCGCAGACCTCTACGACTGGTTCGGTTGTTGTCACGTTGGAAGATGGCCCGAATACGGCTCTTACCACGTCATCGGTCGTTTCTTTGTCTCCGGCGCATGGCGCTAACGTCATCATCGGTTCTGCTACTCTCACGGGTGCGGCTACAGGTGTTGCTCTTTACGTCATTCCGGTTTCAAGCTACGGCTTCTTGGTTGCGAAGGGCTTGACGGCGGCTGTTACGGTTACTACCTCTCCGACGATAGGTCAGGAAGTGACTAGTGCGGCGTCTGGTCAGCTTACAGTTGGAACAGCTACTGGAGTAAGCCTTGGCTATGCTGCTTATAGCGGTTCAACGGGTACGGCGACCTTGGTGTTCATCAATATCTAAAATATTGAGAAGGGAGGGCGATTATCGGTCGCCCTCCAAGGCCTCGTAAGAGGTAAATAAACTTTAATCCTGTATAAGGAAATGGAACAAAAACAAAACGTCATGGAGCGCGTTAAGATGCTCCCAGAGAATTTCGATGGTATCGTTCGGTTCACGAATTGGTCGGATGAGGATTTTATCGGTCGTTGGAACTCGAAAGATTATGAGTTCAAAGCGAATACGACATCTCCATTATTCATCGCGGAACATTCGCCTTTGGAATTGCTGAACATTGTAAAGAAATTTGCTAAAGATTTAGCAGAAAGGGAATGGGGCAAGAGCGAGTGGACGAAAAATGCACTGAAAAGAGAACGGAACTCCGATGGGACACCTCGTGGATATGGTATGTCGATTGCTTCGACCTATTCGATAGACCAATTGGCTCCGTTGATTCAGAAAGGACTTTATATTTATTCCGAGTCCAAAGCTAAAGTAGCAGATGCTCTCCGTCCGAAACTCGAAGATAAACTGAGCCGAGATACGGAAACGGGACACTTAAATACGAAGGCTGTAAAAAAGGGTGCATCCATGAGCGATCTGGCGGCATCGTTTGAAAAAGAATAATGATAAAGCTCCTTCCAAAATCAGATTTAGCAAAAGAAAAGGCTAAACAGACTTCACGTGAGATTCAGGAGGGAGTTAAAATCGCTACGCGCGTTGACGGGTTGCGTTCTCTTTGGGCAAAGACCGAACAGGACTTTGAAAAGTACAAGATTGCAACCCTTGGCGCAATTCAAAAGGACATAGACTCATTGAATGGAAAGAAAGATAATCTTTCCGTTGAATTGCATGAGATGCAGAGTAAATATGATTCTTTGATGCCTGATATTGTTTCAAAAAGACTCGAACTGGCTCAGTTTGAAAAGAGTTTGACTTCTTGGGAGAAGAAATTGGACAAAAGAGAGGAAGGATTGAATATTTTTGAGAAAGAAGTCAATGATTCTTTCAAGAAAGTGGAAGATTCTCGTATAAGAACGGAAGATAACGAAAGAATCAGTCAAAATCTTCTTCATGCCGCGGATGAAAAGAATAAGCAGGCGCAAATAGCATTGAGTACGGCGAATAATATTCAAGACGAAGCTCGCATTAGTAAAACAGAGATAGAAAAATTGCTTAACGATCGGGAAAATATCATAAACGAGAAAGAAAAAGAGTTAGCAGAAGAAGATTTGCTTTTAATGAACGAACGCAAGGATTTAGATAAAAATAAGATAAAGGTCAATGATATGCGGCAGACACTAGAAAGGAGCATACAGAGAATAAAGGAAGGAAAAAGAGCATAAATGTATAACATCGACCCACAAAATGGAGATATCGTAATTTCAGGTTTTGAAAATGGAATCGGAGATTCTCCTTATTCTGGGTTGACTGATATGCGGAATATCAACACGGTAAGCATCCCCGGCGAGGCGGATGTTAATTTTTCTACCGTGTTAAGTTCTAACCCTACTTTTACGGGTAACATAATTTCGGCAACGGGGAGTACTTTTACCTATACGACAACGACGGGAACTCCAGTGGGAAATATTTTACAAGCAGTCGTATTTTCTAACGTATCGGGACTTATGGGAAGTCCGGGGATAACCGCAGGGACGGTGTATTGGATGGCTTCGTCCAATTCGGGGTCTACGTTTTATGTCTATACGACCCTATTCGGAACGAGTCCCGTGAATATAACGCTCACGGGTACAGCTACTTTTGCAACGGTAGATATGGGAACTCCACGCCATTGGTCTTATTCCGTGCAATCCAATACGGCGAATGTATTAGAAAATTATCTAATAGACTCTAACGGCAGGGCGTGGGTGAACGTAAATGGTCAGGCAGGATGGACGTTTTTAGGCAACACATTATTTTCAGATTCCTATGGAAACGGACTTGTTTGGTACGAAGGGGCGAACCCGCCGACGAATACGGTGACGGTAAAAGGTGCGATAACTGGTTCTACATTTGGTGGAGCAAGCAGAACTCCCGCGCTCATAACTTACACGCAGAACGCAAATTATGCGGCACCCCAGAACGGAGATATGATTTCTTTTATAGCTCCCGGTGGTTCTTTGCATTTACCTGCAGGAATCGTCAACAGTTATTACTGGATAGGAAATGTAACATCGACAACTTTCAATATATTCACTGATCCGGGAATAACGCAATTATTATATCTCCCTTGGTATGCTGGTTCGGTAACGTCAGCATCTTCATCCACACATCTTTATACTTATACTGATAGTTTGGGAGCGTTAGCAAATGGAGACCCCATCATATTTGAGTCCGTAACTGGAACTTCTGGGATATCTGCGGGAAATACTTATTATGTTGGTAGCGTTACGGGAACCACATTCGCACTTTATAACGATTCCGCGCTAACCTCACAGGTTATCCCATTTGGTTCGGGTACAGCTACTTTTGCCAGTACAGGAACGGGAACTTTTCAAAATTACACAACAAACCAAGATGAAGGGTATCTTTTTGTTTTTCGCGGTTCAGCAATAGATTTCATGTATGTCCCAACGAGAACATGGGTCTATAACTGGTGGCCTCCGAATCCCGCACTCTCTACTGTTGTTTCTCCCTATCTCAACACTCCAACGGGGACAGATAATTCGCATTATGCTTTAGTGG